GCTACGGGGTGAAGCTTGCCGTGGGCAGCAGTGTGCCTATGCCCGTTTGCTCGGATGACGATGCAGAGGCGGTAGACAGGGCGGTGGCGCGCCTGAAGAAACGGGACCAAGTGATGGGCCGGATTGTGGTGATGGCGTACCTGGGGCAGATGAGTCTGGCCCGCATTGCCAGGGAATCTGGTGTGGGCAGTCGGGAGCGGGCCAGGTACTTGCTGGGCTCGGCTGAGGCGTGGATTGACTGCGCCCTTGTTTCTGACGGATAACATGATGGCCAACAAGTTGACATCCTGCATGCAGATAACTACTCTCTTTCCCGTAAGGTGCAGGAAGTGCATCTGAACAGCGCATGAAACCTCAAGTAGATACTCCTTCATACCCGGCCTGGTGCCGGGTTTTTTTATGGTTGCGCCAATGGACATGAAGCAGGTTTATTCCGATATCGCGGAGCTGGATGAGGTGATGAGCCGGGTGCCCCTTCGGGTGGAGACCGCTAGGTTCGTGGAGAAAGAATCTCGTCAAACTCCTGGAGTATCTCCCGATCCTGTAAGCGTGGTGGAATCTGCTCAATGGCAGAGGTCAGGAGCATGCCGTAAGCGGCCGCCATTTCTCGGCGTTGGTCATCGGGCATCTGAGTCAGCAGTGTGTGCATCATGCAGCGCATCACGGCTTCCTGATTCATCAGCCGCACGTTTACGTTGCGGAGCTGAAGCACGCTTCTTTCCAGCTTGGCTATGCGGGTCTGTAAGTCGCTTGTATTCATGGTTTCGGTCCCTTGTTGAGTGAAGTTTCCTGGCCGATTCGAGCTTAGCAGGCGGGCCATTTTTATTCGAGGTAGTGAGATGAACAGGCAACTCCTCCTGGAGCAACTGCAGCGCCATGAAGGACTGCGGCTGAAACCCTACCGGGACACTGTGGGCAAGCTGACAATCGGCTATGGCCGCAACCTGGATGATCGCGGGATCAGTGAGGATGAAGCGGGTTTCATGCTGGATAACGATATTGATCTGGTTGTGGCAGAGCTGGAACGCATGCCGCTGTTCCTGAGTCTGAATCCTGTTCGGCAGGTGGTGTTGGCCAATATGGCGTTCAACATGGGTATGCCAACGCTGCTTACCTTCCGCCGTATGTTGGGCGCCCTGGCTGAGAAGGACTGGGACCGAGCAGCTGCAGAGATGCTGGCCAGCAAGTGGGCTCGGCAGGTTGGCAGTCGTGCGAATGAGCTTTCTGAACTGATGAGGCGGGGTGAGGCCCCGCAATGAGTGAAGAGATGAGCGATCGCAGAGGCTGGCACGTTGATAAGGGCATTCCCATCGCGGTGATTATCACTGTGGTTGGTCTTGCAGTGTCAATTTCGCGGGATCAGTCCAAGCAGGATGAGCGCATTTCACTGGTTGAGACTTCTGTCCAGATGCTGCAACAGGCTCGCCTGAATGATCAGGAGCGGGCAGAGAAGAACTTTGACGAGCTGAAGCTGGATCTGCGGGCTATGAATGCCAAGCTGGATCGGCTGATTGAGAGTGAATATGGCCGATAGCCACCCGAACCCAAACCAGTGGTGGTTTCATCGTCGGGTGATGGCTTATGCCAGCCTGCTGGGCCTGTATGTGATTCTGGCTCAGATTCTGTTGGGTGGTATCTCTCCGGAGCTGGTACCGCTGGCACAAACCCTGTGCTGGGTGTTCAGTGCCAATCTTCTGTACTACTACGGCGGCAATGCCGTTGAGTACCTCAAGGACCGCAAATGACTTTCAAGGTGAAGCTTCTGATTGTTGGTGTGGTGCTTGGGGCGGTTGCTTTGGGTAGCTGGACGGCTCGGGGTTGGTTTGAGGATGCCAAGCGCCTGGCTGTGGTTGAAGACAGGCAGGAGCTGGCAGAGCAGATCAGGGGCGATATCTCGGGCATTGCCAAGTCGGTGGAGTCGCGCCTGGGTGAGCTTCGGGCCAATGAGCGTGTTATTGATCGGGGAATCATCCGTGAGATTCAGAAGCCTATCTATCAGCGTGTGTGTGCTGAGCCTGATGTTGTCCGCATGCTCAACGCAGCCCTTCGGGGGGAATCTGTCGCCGGACCAGCAGAACCTGCTGGTGAGGTGCCCGCTGGTACCGGCACAGCTCCGGAACGGGCAGGGCGGTGAGATGGTGCTGGTGATTAAGGATGTTGCTGCTGAGTACCACGACTGTGCCACCAGGCATAACGGCCTTGTGGATGCATGGGAGCAGCTGAACTGATGCCCGCTGCAATCCCCAGACAGTGCAGGCAGCACACTTGCTCTGCCACTACCACCGCCCGCAATGGTTACTGTGAGGCGCACCAGGCTCTGGCCAGCGGCTGGATGGATGAGCGCAGAGGCTCCAGTACTGAGCGTGGCTATGGTGGCCGATGGCGTAAGCTGCGGGAGCGAATCATGCGCAGGGACAAATACCTTTGCCAGCCCTGTTTATCTAAAGGGCGTGTGATGCCAGCCATAGCGGTTGACCACATTGTACCGAGGGCTGAGGGCGGTACCGATGCAGACGAAAACCTGCAGGCCATTTGCAAGCTGTGTCACAAACTGAAAACTGAAAACGAATCCAAGCGGGCGCGGGCGAAGCTGCGGGCCCGGGGGCGGGGTCAAAACTTTCCAGCGTGAAGGTGGTCGACCGCTGCCTATCCGTGATTTTTTTCGATGGCAAAATTGAGGTAGGGGGGGTATCCGAAAGGGTGCCCCTTTTTTTATGACTGCAGGACGTAGACCAAAGCCAGCACAGCTGAAGGTTCTGGAAGGTAACTTCCGAAAGGACCGCGACAGCCATGGTGCCAATGAGCAGCGGCCGATCGGCCTGCCGGAATGCCCTAAGTGGTTGCCGCGCTCGGCGAAGAAATACTGGTCTGAGGTTGGGCCCCAGCTGGAGAAGGCCGGGCTGATCTCCCTGCTGGATCAGGCGGCGTTTGCCGCGCACTGCGATTCGGTTGGCAAGTTTGAGGAGATCACCAAAAAGCTGAAGCGCTTGGAGGACATGGTGGACTTCACGCCGCAGAACTACGCGGTGCAGTCGGTGTACTTCCAGATCCGCAACAAGCTTTGGGACCAGGTGATGAAAAGCGCCAACGAGTTTGGCCTTACGCCGGCCGGTGCCAGCAAGGTGAAAGCGCCGCCGCAGGGCCAGCTGGATCTTGGCGGGTTTGAGAGCATCTGATGGCCAGAGACTATGTTGCCATTGCGATGGAGTACATCCGGCAGGTACTTGATGGTGAGATCCCGGCTTGTAAGTGGGTGCACCGGGCGTGCCAGCGCCAGCTCAATGATCTGAAGCGTGAAGGCACGGCGGAGTTTCCATACTGGTTTGAGCCGGCTTTGGCTAACCGGGTATGCCAGTTCATCGAGCTGCTGCCGCACGTTAAGGGTGAATGGGCCCGCGAGCGCAAGCGCCTGGAGCTTTCACCCTGGCAGATCTTCCGGTTGACCACGGTGTTCGGCTGGATCAACCAGGAAGGCTACCGCCGATTCAAGACGGCTTACAACGAGATGCCCCGGAAGCAGGGCAAGTCATCGGAGACATCCGGCGTTGGCCTGTACTTGCTGACGGCAGACGGTGAGCCGGGTGCTGAGGTATACAGCGCCGCCACCACTCGGGACCAGGCGCAGATTACCTGGAAGGACGCCAAGCAGATGGTGGATCGCACCCCGGGCCTGAAGGCGCGGTTTGGTGTGGCGACCAGTTCCCACACGGTTTTCGTGGAGCAGACCAATAGCGTTTTCAGATCGCTGAGCCGTGACCAGGGCGGCAACCATGACGGCCTGAACGTTCACGGTGGCCTCATCGATGAGCTGCATGCTCACAAAACCCGGGAGATCTTCGACGTTATCGAGACCGGTACCGGCGCCCGTAAACAGCCGTTGCTCTGGTTGATTACCACGGCAGGTTTTAACCGTGCCGGCATCTGCTATGAGCAGCGGGCCTACGTGACCAAGATCCTGGAGGGCGTGGTTCAGGATGAGAGCTATTTCGGGATCATCTACACGATCGACGAGGACGACGACTGGACAGACCCGGCAAGCTGGGCGAAGGCCAACCCGAACTGGGGTGTGTCGGTTAACCCGGAGGACATCGAGCGCAAAGCACGCAAGGCCATGACCATGGCGGCCGCAACAAACAACTTCCTCACCAAGCATCTGAATGTTTGGGTGAACGCAGACACCGCCTGGATGGATCTGCAGGCGTGGGAGCGCTGCGGCAATCCGGCGCTCACGCTGGAGGGTTGTGCCGGCCGCAAGGCGTGGATAGGCCTGGATCTGGCCAGCAAGATCGACATTGCGGCTCTGATGGTTGTGGTGGAAGACGACGACGGCGGTTTCACAACTTTCGGCAAGTACTACATCCCGGAGGACGCGGCGGAGGATGGCCGCAACCAGCACTATGCAGGCTGGGCCCGGCAGGGATTGGTAACGCTGACACCAGGCGCAACAACCGACTTCGCATTCATTGAGGAAGACCTGCGGGAGCTGGCCAGCCTGCTGGATATCGAAAGCGTTGGGTTTGACCCCTGGCAGGCCACGTATCTGGCTACGCGGATGCTGGAAGAAGGTTTGCCGATGATTGAATACCGGCAGACCGTTCAGAACATGAGTGAACCGATGAAGACGCTGGAAGCGCTCACGCTGGAAAAGCGAATCCGGCATAACGGTGACCCGGTGCTTACCTGGATGATGTCTAACGTGGTGGCGCACCTGGATGCCAAAGACAACATCTACCCGCGTAAGGAATTCCCTGAAAACAAGATCGACGGGGTTGTGGCGCTGATCATGGCCTTGGGGCGCGCCATTCGCTCTGAGGGCGACCAGGTGCAGCCATCCATTTACGACACTTCGGACGTGACATGCTGATGACCATTATTACTTTCCTGATCGGGCTGGCTGGCGCGCTACTGGTGGCCTTTGGGGCCTGGCTTGTGTTCCCGCCGGCTGGATACATTGTGGGCGGGTTGCTGTGCCTGGCCTGGTCCTTCATGAGTGCCCGGGCTATGGCCGTGCGGGACTTCCAGGCCAGCCATCGGGCGAGGGGTGATAGCTGATGTTTCTCTCCAGCTTTTTTCAGTCCAGCTCTGCCGGTAGCCGGAACTCCGGTGGTGATTGGAGTAACTGGGTTAGCTCCATGTCTTCCCGCAGTGCCTCTGGCGCCATGGTTAACAAGGATACTGCGCTGGCGCTTACCGCTCTGCGGGGCTGTGTAACGCTGCTGGCTGAATCGGTCGCGCAGCTGCCGTGCGAGCTATACCGCCGCACTGGGGATGGCGACCGGGAGCGGGCCACCGATCACCCGCTGTACGACGTGATCCACTCTCAGCCGAACCGCAAAGACACGGCTTTCGAGTATTACGAACAGGCCCAGGGCGCACTTGGGCTGGATGGCAATCATATCGCTTTGATTGACAGGGACGGCGCGGGCTACGTGCGTGAGCTGATCCCGATCAGCAACACTAAGGTGCGGGTTCTGAAGGGAAACGATGGTATGCCTTATTACCATCTGATTGATCAGAACGAGATTCTGCCCTCGCGCATGGTGCATCACATCAAGGGCTTTTCCCTGGATGGCTACGTTGGCGTTTCGCCTATTGAGACCAACGCAGACGCCATCGGCCTGGCAATCGCTACAGAAGAGCATGCATCGGCGGTGTTCTCCCGTGGTACCACCATGTCTGGCGTGATTGAGCGGCCTCGGGAGGCTGCACCGATTTCTGATCAGGCTAAGCTGGATCGATTTCTTGCCAAGTTCGCGGAACGCCATAGCGGCATTCGCAACATGTTCAGCGTGGCCATGCTCCAGGAGGGTATGACCTATAAGCAGCTGGCCATGGACAACGAAAAGGCCCAGCTGCTGGAAAGCCGTAAACATTCCTCGGTGACTGTGTGCCAGCTGTATAAAGTGCCGCCGCACATGATCCAGATGATGGACCGGGCCACCTTCAACAACATCGAACACATGGGCCTGCAGTTTGTGATCTACACGCTGCTGCCGTGGATCAAGCGCCATGAGGGCGCCATGATGCGGGATCTGCTGCTGCCTTCCGAGCGCTCTGATCTCTATATCGAATTCAATGTAAGCGGGTTGCTTCGCGGTGATCAGAAATCCCGATATGAGGCCTATGCGATCGGCCGGAACTGGGGCTGGCTTTCTGCCAACGATGTGCGCCGGCTTGAGAACATGCCCCCGATCCCTGGCGGTAATCGTTATCTCTCCCCGCTGAACATGGCTGAGCC